GTAGTAAAGGACAAAAATTATCAATTGACCCTTATCAAAACGTGGATTATAAATATCATTTCATATCAATGAACAATAGGCCTCACTCCCATAGGTGTTTATTAATAGACTTGTTAGCTAAAAGTAATCTGTTGGAACACGGAGCAATTTCAATGCATGGTACACCCGACCCAGTAGTGTATACCTATAGATATTTTGACGGTAGGCCATTGATTCTAGAACCTGAGTTTGCAGAGGATAAAAACCAATATAGAATAGTAGACCAGTATTACGAATCATTTGCACAATTGATAAGTGAGAGTTCCGGGAATACAATTTTCTTGTCAGAAAAAACTGCTATTCCTTTGTTACTAGGTAAGCCCTTTCTGGTAGCAAGTCAGATGCACTATCATAAATTCTTAAAAAATTTAGGGTTTGAACTGTACGAGGAACTATTTGACTATTCGTTTGATGACGAACCCGATGAAGAAAAACGATATGAGATGTTGTTAGAAAACTTCAAAAAGCTTGTAAAAATAGACAAACAAAATTTGTACATATTACAAATGCAAATAGCCAACAAAGTTGCATTCAATAAGAAACATGCAAGGGCACTAGCATATGATAAATCACTATACCCAAAAATAGCAGTTGAAGCTATCAATTGGTATGAAGATACCGGGAATATTTTGGATCGACACTTGATAGATGACTATGAAAACCTCAAATCATGTAGGGACTATGAAATTTGACATAAATACAGAAAGGTGATACAATCATGAATATGAATAGAGCTTTAGCACTTAAGGGATTACTAGCACTAATGGGCTTATATGTAGCCTACAAGTTAGGGCTTGAACTTTGGTGCATTGCATATGGTTTGTTAATGTAAGGAGCGTATATGAAACGTTTTATCGGTGCTGTTGTTGTTTTGGGCAGTCTTGTTGGGTGTGCAACACCTCAGCAAAACGCGGCATTGACCGGTGCAATAATCGGTGCCGCAGTTATGGGTTCAGTATACTCACAACCTGCACCAAGACCGTTGCATTGTCACACTTCTAGGCAAGTGATTGGGTATGATATCTATCATCGTCCTGTGTATCAACATAGGCAGGTGTGTAGATAAAAGTTAAGACTGTATGAAGTAGACAGAAAAGGATTCAAGACGCGGGGGCAGTGCCCGCCAGGTCCACCATAAGGAAGTTTGATGAAAATTTGTGTAAAAACTCGTGACGGAAACATATTGCCTGTAATTTCTGGCACTAAGTTTTCTGAAAAGGATATTTTAGTTCGAACTGAAAGAGAAGTCAGCCAAGGTAGTTGGATGTTCAAGTATGTAGGCGGACCAAATGATTTCTACACAATGCTTTGTGATGAACAAGGTGAAGAAGTTTTCTTATGATGGGCCTGACACAGGATCGATTGGGTCAAGAGTACGGAAATGGACAGTCCGGCAATGTAGAAGCCGTTAGGATTGGGGTGACCCGGTCGAAGAAGCAAAACAAAGTAAACGCAAACGACTCACAGTTCGCATTAGCTGCCTAAACTCAGCTTAGGGTAAGACATACCTCGTAACAGAAACTCGGTAAAGGCTCTTCGGAGCCTTTCCTATTATAAATACGGGCACTATGAAAAAATTCTTTTGTCCGGCCCCCTGGAGATCAATGTACTATCACACTAATAAATCATCAGTTTGTTGTATGAGTTCAAAGCGATTTGATATGTCACCTACCGAATTCTTAAATAGTGACTACTTAAAGAATTTAAAACAGAAATTTATCAATAATGAGTTTGACACCACCTGTGTGAGTTGCAAGAAACTAGAAGATTCAGGAGTACAGAGCTTTAGACAATTTATGCTTAACGTATACGGTGAAGACGTTACTACGGACACCATTGACTATATGGAATTAAGGACTAGTAATCTGTGCAACTTTCAATGCATAATGTGCAATGCACAGAATAGCTCTTTGATTGCAGGAGAAGTTTTCAATATAAAAGAAAATGATTGGGAAGAAATATTAGTCCTCTCTGAAAGTTTGAAATATTTGATACTCACCGGAGGCGAGCCTATGTTGATCAAACATTATTACCAATTGTTGGATCACCTTGTTAGCAAAAACAAAACTGATATGGAACTACGCATATACACAAACGCTAGTGTGTATAATCCTGTCTTTGTTGAAAAGATGTTGAAGTTTAAGACTGTATTGAATCTTAGTATAGACGGTGTTGGTGAAACCGCGGTTAAACAAAGACAAGGAACCGATTGGCAAGTTGTTGATGATAATATACAGAAATTTCTAACTCTACCGGTAAGCGTGAACTTTCATTCTACATTCACTAACATATCTATTATAGATGTACACTCACTCGCTAAGTATTTCGTAAAGGTATCAAAGAAAAATCCTAATTGCGGATTCTCTTCCCATATTGTTACATTACCAAATCAGTTGTCAGTGTTCAATATTTTACCTAGTGACCTACCAATTGCACTCGATAGTATCGAAGAAGCATCGTCTATTCTAGAGGGAGAGCAGTTCAAAAATTTGCGGTACCGACTCACAACATATAAATCAATGTTAACCCAAAAGTTGACAGCATTGTTATAACGTGATACCGAGGCGTAAAAGGCTAATTAAGTAGCCTTTTATCATCTATTATCCCAATAGACTTACTTTTTACACATACACACTGTATACTTTACTCTATGAACTAAATTATTTGATAGCTTTTTATCAAATAAATATTATTCTAGCCTGTTGAAAAACAGGTTTTTTATTAAAGGAAATTTTATGAAGAAAATCGTAATGGCAACATTATTCATGGCGGCTACTGGCTTAGCCAGTGCTCAAGTAGCTTTATCAGGTAAAGTCAGCGAATTTGTTGATTCATCTACAGTAGGCGGTACTAAGAGCACTCAGTTGGTTACTGCACCAACTAGTAACTTTGCGTTATCAGTTACTGAAAAATTAAGCGGTGGTCTAACTGCACGTGCTATAGTCGAAACCTCTCTAAGTGGTAACACCATCGATGGTGTTGGTACTAAGTTGGGTGATCGTCAAGGTACTGTAGGTCTAGCAAGCAAGTTTGGTAGCGTTGACCTAGGTCGCAATGTTCATAGCCATTTCTTAGCAATCACAAACAACGATACTTTCGGTACATTGTTTGGTAGTGTTGCAGGTGATGTTCACAATCTACGTAATCTACGTTTAGGTGATTCAGTGTTCGTTAACGTAACTCCTGTTAAAAACTTAGCAGTTGCTTATGAGCGTTCACAAACTATTGTAGGACAAGAAGCTACGGTAGTTGCTGGCTCTACGACATTATTGGGCGTAGGTGCAACAGTCGCTCGTTTTGAGCAAGGTACTGAAAAGAGTACTGTTGTTGGTTTAAGCACTAAGTTATTTGGTAACAAAATTACTTATACTCATAGTGATGACCAAGGTGCTACTAATAGCAAAGGTGACTTGATTGGTGTCTCACGTGATATCGGTTCTATCACTGCTAAGGCAAGTTATGGTACCACAAACACTGACGTTAAAGCATACGCACTAGGTGCTGATTATAATTTCAGCAAGCGTACTGCGTTGACTGTTGCATATCGCAATGTCAACAAGACAGGTTCAGCACATGACGTTGAGCAAGTGGGTGTAGGTTTGACACATCGTTTCTGATAAGATCAACCTCAACAAAAGGCTCTTCGGAGCCTTTTTCCATGGCTTGACAATAAATAGGATATAGTATAGAATACAATATGGAAATAAAAACTGCATTAGAAGGTAGCGAAGCATGTGACAAGTTACGCAAAGACTTGTCTAAACTACGCTACAACCCGGATCTCAACAAAATGTTGAAGAACATCATATCCATGGTTACTGAACTTTCCAAACTAGAAGTGACTTGTCGCCGTACTCCTAATAAACATATTTTAGAGACACCTCTAAAAAATCTAAACGATTCCATAACACATTTGGAAAAGCTAATACTAATTGCTAAACTAGTAGACTAACATGAAATTCATTTTAATATCATTGATCCTTTCAAATGGCTGGGCTGTCGAATTTGATTCACAGTCCGCCTGTCAAAGTGCGATTCGGGAAATCTATGCTCAGAAAATTAATCCGCCAGGCCAACGAATGAAAGAACTTGAACAAACCATCGACCTGCAAGTCAAAGTCTCCAAAGAATACCTTTGCGTGAAAAAAGGTTGACGATAAATCGGTTTGGTAATATAATCTATACATAGATCAAAGGATTAGTGATGGAATTCAAAGTTGAAGGCAGTCGCCGAAACAAAAAATTCGTAGAAGCATTGCTACCCTCTATATTCAAACAACTGAAACTTGAAAATAGTACCAAAGCAGTGGTTATTCGTATTGCCGATGAATGCGGGGACAACAGCGGCATTACGCTAGACCTTTCACAGGCAACAGGATGCTACATGGTAGTCATCAAGCCCAATCGCCGACTCAAAGAGATTGGACTGACACTTGCGCACGAAATGGTCCATGTCAAGCAAATGGCTAAGGGTACACTAAAGTCTACAAAAAACGGAACCGCAATTTGGGCAGGCAAAAAGTATAGCAAGAAAACTGAATACTTGAGTATGCCCTGGGAAATTGAAGCATTCAGCCGTCAAGAGTTGATTCTCCGTCGAGCATTTGAAGAATAAAAAGGTTGACAATAAATCGGTTTGGGCATATAATCTATACATAGATTGAAACAAAGGAACTGAAATGACTAAGCAAGATCACACAATGTATATCTACAAAGCCGACAAGCGCACTAAGTCCGGCGAGCGTATTGTTTCAACTACAGTATGGCGCAACCGTGATGAAGCTGAAATGAAGCGTGAAGTCCGCGAACTTCAATACGAACTGTATCCAACAAGCAAGGGTTTCCGTATCGAGTTTCACCCTTCTATGATTACAGTCAAGAACCTCATGACTGGCAAAGATGTTCAGATCGACCGTGACACTCCTTGGGCTTGCAACCCTGCTAGCGAAAGCTACTGGTCAATGTAATTTGACAATAAATGGACCTTGTGCTACAATACTTGTATTGACATTGAAACATAGGAACTGAAAATGACTCCCCTGACAGAACGCCAAAAGACTCTGATTGTCTCTAACATTGTTAAGGCATGCAAGAACATTGACAATCTGAACAAGACAGGTTACAAGTACATCAATCTGTGTTCTGGATTCATTGCTCACTATGACCTGTATGGTTTCATTTCAGCATACAGCACTCCAAATTCTCTCAAGCGTGATATCATCTCCTACGCTGGGCAGAATCAGTGGAACAACTTTCGCCCCGGCGAACGTGACTACGATTACATGATGGCTAAGAAGGATGTGTACAACCGCATCATCGCCCAAATCATGTAAAATAAATTTGACGATAAATCAAATCTCTGTTAAACTACAGTTTCTTTCTTTTAACACACTTTCTTTATAGGATAACACATGTCTAAAGTTTCTGACAATCTCACAATCACTTCCGTTCAAGCCCGCAAGGCTGTTCTCAAAGCTTTCCAAGCAAAGCGTCCTATTTTCTTGTGGGGCCCTCCCGGTATCGGCAAGTCTGAGGTTGTTCAAGAAATTTCTGATGAACTTGGTGGTTTCGTCATTGACTTGCGTATGGCGCAAATGGAGCCTACTGATATTCGAGGCATCCCCTACTTCAACAAAGATATCAACAAGATGGACTGGGCCGCACCCGTCGATTTGCCCGATGAAGAATTCGCAAGTCAATACCCCGTTGTTGTTCTGTTCCTCGATGAAATGAACAGTGCGCCCCCAGCAGTACAGGCTGCAGGTTATCAGTTGATTCTGAACCGTCGTGTAGGTAAGTATAAACTCCCTGACAATGTTGTTATCGTTGCGGCAGGTAACCGTGATAGTGACAAAGGTGTTACATATCGCATGCCAATGCCCCTCGCTAATCGTTTCTTGCACTTGGAAATGCGAGCCGATTTTACTGCATGGCAAAACTGGGCAGTTGACAAAGGCATTCACAAGGACGTGGTTGGTTACTTGTCTTTTGCAAAACAAGACTTGTACGAATTCGATTCTAAGTCTTCAAGCCGAGCATTCGCTACTCCCCGTTCTTGGGTATTCGTGTCTGACTTGTTGAAAGACGAGGACGTTGACACTGACACACTGTTCAACTTGGTTGCAGGTGCAGTTGGTGAAGGTCTTGCTGTTAAGTTTATGGCACACCGCAAAGTCGCAGGTCGTATGCCCGACCCAGCTGATATCTTGTCAGGTAAAGTCAAAGACTTGTCTGTCAAAGAAATCTCGGCTATGTACTCACTGACAGTTTCTATGTGCTACGAATTGCGTGATGCACTTGAAAACAAGAAAGTGACCAACAAAGAATTCCATGACATGGCGAAGAACTTCTTCACATACATCATGGCTAACTTTGAAACTGAGTTGGTTGTTATGGGTGCTAAGATTGCACTCAAGACTTACAAACTCCCAATCGAGCCTAGCTTGCTTGGTGCTACATTTGATGATTTCCACAAGAAGTACGGCAAGTACATCGTGGAGGCTGGTAACTGATTCAGTTACTAGTTTTACAGGGTGAGTGTAGCAATATGCTCACCCTTTTTTATTAAGGATTATTATGTCAGGTAAAAAGTATTTTTATGCATTAGGGCAACGTGCCCGCTCTTGGGGTTGGACCAAGGATGATGGTATGGAGCACTTCAAAATTGAAGCAGGTGCAGCCTATGCACGAATCGCATTTGATGCAGGTTACCGAGGGTTGTCACTATGAGTAACGAAGAAAAAAAGCCATTAGAGGTTGTGTTTGCCCCAGGTTGCTTTGATGACTTTGATGGGACACAGGAAGAACTGGACGAAATGATTGCTGAGATTAATCGCATGGCCGAAACAGGTGAGTTATTTGAACGATCACTTCCCGTTGATTTGGATGAACTATCTGACGAAGAATTGGAAGAACTTGCTGAAAAAATGGGCATTGACCTTGATGACCTTGAAGAAGTTGACCTCGATGAGGACGTAGTAAATCGTACTACAAAACGGAACCTGCAATAATTTGACAGAAAATCTATTATTTGATATAATAGACGCATAAACACTAAAGGATTAACATGAGCGAAGTTATTGACAAGCGCAAAACTAAAAAGAACAATGACAAGTTTGATAAACTTGTCGGTCCCACTGATCCAAAGATTGACCTGCAAGCCCGTGAGCGACTAGTAACTGCTCGAATTGGTTTGCTGTTGCGCCATTCGTTTTTCGGTAACCTCGCAACACGCATGTCATTGACCAATGCCGATGAATGGTGTAGTACTGCGGCAACTGACGGTCTCAAATTCTATTACAACTCCCGTTTCATTATGATGCTCAAGCCTAAAGAGGTTGAGTTTCTTGTGGCACATGAGGTGTTGCATGTAGTGTACGATCACATGGGTCGCCGCGGTACTCGTGACCCGCAACTCTTTAACATTGCAAACGACTATGCAGTCAATGCCGACTTGAAGCGACACAAGGTTGGTCAATTCATTACCACTGTGCCTTGCTTGTATGAGCAAAAGTATGACGGTAAGTCTTCTGAGGAAATCTATGATGACCTCATGAAGAATGTCCAAAAGATTGATATCAATAGTCTGATTGACCAGATGATTGACGATCACCTCGACGGTGATGGTGATGGTGAATCTGATGGTGACGGTGACGAAAAAGAAGGCAAAGGCAAAGGTCGTCCTAAGATGTCTCCTGAAGAACGTGAACGTGCCCGTCAAGAAATCAAGCAAGCTATTTTGAATGCCGCACAATCTGCCGAAGCAGGTACATTGCCTAAAGGTGTTGAGCGTTTGATTCGTAGTGTTACTGACCCAGTCATGCCCTGGCGTGAACTAATTCAGACTAACTTGACCAGTGCTATTCGCACTGACTTCTCTTGGATGCGTCCTTCACGCCGTGGTTGGCACATGGATGCTATCATGCCCGGCATGACTCCCGGCGAAGAAATCGATGTGGTCGTTGCTATCGACATGTCAGGTTCTATCAGTAACCACCAAGCGCAAGCATTCTTGGGTGAGATTGGTGGCATGATGGATGCGTTCGATGGTTACAAGGTTCACGTATTCTGTTTCGATACTGAAATCTACAACCCTGCTGATTTTACTAGTGAGAATCTTGATTCGATTGATGGCTACGAACCACAAGGTGGCGGTGGTACTGACTTTGATGCTATCTTTGAATACTTGAAAGAAGTGGGTAATGTGCCCAAGCGACTGATTGTTTTCACTGATGGTTACCCTTGCGGTTCTTGGGGCGATGCTGACTACTGCGACACTACATGGATCATTCATGGTGACCCTAATCCGAATCCCCCATTCGGCACTTACGCACTGTATGATGACAAGTGAAAAGTTAATTTTTGAATCACCCGATGGAGGTAAAACAGTGTATGCTCGTAAAATGGGCGAGACTGATCGACACCTTCATTGGGTTGATCCTGTACACAAAAAAGAAGGAGAACTATCTGCTAGATGGTTTAAATTAAAAGAAGCCGTGTTCATGGCAGATAGTGATCCTACACTCAATGATGCAATAAGTAAGGTAGAAATGTTGTATGCCCTCAAAAAAGGATCATAATCACTTTATTGTAATGTGGGACCATCTAGGTCTTGAATGCATATTTGATGTTAAAGTCGCATTATATGAACTCGATAATTGGGAAAAGCTTAAAATACTAAGCATTCTAAAAGAAGAACGCCAGCCTACTCAGCCTCAAGGAATCCCCTTACAAATGATGATCCTTCGTGCTAGGATGAATTCACACCGCAATTATGAAATTTATGAATTCGTTACTGGTATGGACATGGATGAAGTAAAGCAATTATTCAAGACAATCCCGCAATCTATCGTGGATAGTATTCGTAATGTGGGTCACTGTGTCTATAGTGATAGAGAAACTACAAAAAAGGTAATCAGTTGAGTGTCCATTCTACTATTGAAATAAAGCCTGAGGTGTGGCATATTAATAGAAAGCTAGACTTCAAGCCCCCGCACTTTGTCACAGCAAACACAGCAATAACAAGAGAATCAGCTAAATGGATCGTACATAATCTATCAGGACGTTATACCTTTATTGGATCAGAATCCATAGATGATTTCTTTGTGCCCATCACATTGCCCTCATTCGAAGATCCTACTGAGGCATTACTGTACGAATTAAAGTGGTCTTGACATTTATTTTAAGTCACAAAACCACTATTAAATAAGATTATTAAAAGGAGAAACGCTATGAGTTTTTTAAGACACGTAGGTAAACACGGTGACCGCAAAGTTGCAGTTATTTTTAGAGAGGTTCCGGGCGAGCCGCATATGTGCTTGGTAACATATACTGAGTTACTAAATCAGCACATTCACAATCCTATGATTAAATGCATAGAATCTGACATTGGGCAGAATAGTGAGAATTTGGCTGACGCATTAAATCGAACTTACACGACAGACGGCAATCCAATTTTACAAGTTTTGCACAGAGAAGGTCAGTTAAAGAAAGTCAACACCGAGTTGGTAATCATGACCCCCGCACCTAACACTAAGATCAAGTTGAATGAACTCAACAAGATTTTGAATGAAATGAAACAAGGTGAAGCCGCAGTTAAGCGTCTTGCTGAGATTGATAATAGCCGCGGACTACAAGATCCAGCTGATGTTGCTCGTAGAATGCGTGGTAATCAAGCACCATCGCAAAATGTACAAAGTGCCCAAGGTGCATTGGCCGACAATGAGTTAGCAAATAACTTGCGTCAGCAAGCACAAAAGATGGATGCAGAGGCTAAAGGACTACTGGCAGAATCACAACGGTTGCTGAAAGAAGCCGCACAGATGGACGGAGGTGTACTTGAAACAATGTCTACTGCTTCTATCTCTGCCCAACCAAAGCGTAGAGGTCGTCCTGCAAAGGCAAAAGTAGTAGTATAATATTTCATGTCACCTGAATTCATTGCAAAGTGGGAACACATCTTAGAAGATGTTGAGAAACAAAAAATACCTGTACAGTTTATTAAAAAGATAATCGTCAAGCTTGAAGGTAAACGACAACAGACAATTAACATTGAAAAGTTTCTCAGTCAAGGTTTGGACCCTGAACAAATTGAGGATGCAGTTGGTAGAAAACTGCACGAGCTTGACGATCAAATTTCGACTGTGGAATTTGTTCTCAATGTTCAAAACATTGCTGAAACTGTTCAACCAGAGACTGATAGATTATTAAATAAACTATGAAACTTATAGTAGCATGTGATCCAAAAGGTGGGATAGGCTATGACAACAACTTGCCCTGGAGTAAAATCGAGGGCGATTTGCCAAGATTCAAAGAATTGACTACAGATAAAAATGTTGTTATGGGAAAGAGAACTTGGGAAAGCCTACCAATCAAACCATTACCAAACAGACATAATTATGTCATGTCTAAAGTTTCCATACCCGGAGCAGTTACAATGGGTGATGTAAAATTACTACCTACCACTGCAGGCAATGATGCATGGATAATAGGTGGAGGCAACGTGATTCAACAATGTTGGGATATGATAGATGAAATACATCTTACTAAAACATTTGCCGAATACACTTGTGATACATTCATCGATTTAGTAAAATTAGAAAAAGAATTTATGTGTTTCTTTAAAGAAGATCACATAGACCACTCATATGAAATTTGGAAAAAGAAATGAAAGCATACTCTGTTCCAGGTTTATCATCTGAAAAAGACTTAGACATTCTATACGAGTGGGCTAGAACTGTTCCAGAAAATGGTGTAATTGTTGAATTAGGTTCATTTTTTGGAAGATCGGCTGTAGCATTTGCTGAAGGAGCATATTCTTCAGTAAAAATTAATTGTATAGATTATTTTGAAGATTGGAAACACTCAAACAATTTGCTTTGGTCTCATCCAGTTGGTGACTTTTGGCAAATAGGTAAAATGTATAGTAAAGAACAAGAGTTTTTAAAAAACACAAAGGACTATCCGAATATTACTCTATTGAAACTAAAAGATGGACAAGTAGTGTGGAGAGATTACCCGTATACAGGTGCGCAGATCGATTTATTATTCATAGACGCAGCCCATACAAATCCTACTGATATAAAAAATATTTTTTATTTTAAAGATTTTATGAAAAAAGATGCATTGATATGTGGTCATGATTACACTAGCCGTTTTCCTGACGTTATTTATAATGTTAAACTTCTTCAAGCAATGTATAAAACCACAGCGACATTTTATCAAAATAGCACAATGTGGTCAATAAGGATTAAAAAATGAAACAATATCACGATTTACTACAAGACATACTAGACAATGGAGAACTTAAAGATGACAGAACTGGTGTTGGCACCTATAGTGTTTTTGGCCGTAATCTTCGCTTTGATTTGCGTAGAGGCTTTCCCGCTATCACTACTAAAAAGCTTGCATGGAAAGCTTGTGTCGGTGAGCTTCTATGGTTTATTGAAGGCTCTAGTGATGAACGTAGATTGGCAGAACTTACCCACGGCACGGCCGAAGGCAAGGTTACTATCTGGACACCGAATGCGCTTGCGCCGTATTGGAAACCAAAAGCGAAGTTCGAGGGTGATCTCGGCAGGGTCTATGGTGTTCAATGGCGGCACTGGAACAAAGACACGGTTGAAAAAGACATGGGGCCGGCGCACAAAGGTGGCACACGCCTGGCAGTAGACAGAACAGAAGTCGACCAACTATCAAATCTATTAGAAGGATTAGTCAAAGATCCTAATGGTCGCAGGCATATTCTCAGCGCATGGAACGTAAGCGAACTAGATCAAATGGCATTGCCCCCTTGTCACGTTATGAGTCAATTTTATGTAAACAAGAATAAAGAATTGTCTTGTCACATGTATCAGCGTAGTGTTGATGTATTCTTGGGTCTACCATTCAACATTGCTAGCTATGCATTGCTTACACATTTGATTGCACATCACTGCGGATTAAAGGTTGGTGAGTTGATTATCAGTACAGGTGACACCCATATCTACAAAGATCACGTTGAACAAGTTAAAGAACAGTTAACTCGTGAAGAATTTTCAGCACCGTTATTGATGCTTAACTCGCAGAAAACAAACATATTTGAAATGACAATGCAAGACATACACTTAGAGAATTATCAGAGTCATGGCCCTATCAAAGCAACAATGGCAGTTTAAAGACGAGTTCACTCGACCCAAATATCAGGTACGACTATCTGATAGTGGTGAAGAGATGGTATCTATCACTCATGTAGTTCACACTATTAAAATGAGTGATGTTGAAGATCCTGATTTGTTGGTTGCCGAACCGATATATAAATGGCAACAAACAGACGAAGGTAAATGGATTATGGAAAATTCTTTACCTGCACCCAGTTGGCATCGTAATCTTGACATATACAGTTACGGTTACACATATCAGATTAGAGCATATCTAACACCTAAACAATTAACATTTTGGAAGTTGAAATACGAATGAAAATCTTAGTAACCGGCGGCATGGGATTGATAGGACATCATGTCGTATCTAAATTAGAAAAATTAGGGCATGATGTTGTCATAGTTGATACTCAAACAAACTACGGAATCATTCCACAAGAAGAAATCAACTATCTTGTATCTGAACGAAAAAAGAAAATAAAGACATATCAAAATTTTAAGTTTGATATTTGTAGTACCGGAAACATTGAATGGTTGTTTGCGGCAAATAAGTTTGATATCGTCATTCACATGGCTAGCTTCCCTAGACAGAAGGTAGTCAATGCAAACCCGCAATGGGGAAGTCGTGTTATGAGTGAAGGTCTACTCAACCTATGCGAAATGAGTAAAAAGAATAATGTAAAGAAATTTGTATACATCAGTTCAAGCATGGTCTATGGTGACTTTACTGATGATGTGACAGAAGACTATAATTGCAAGCCACAGGGACAATATGGAATACTCAAGCTCACCGGGGAACACCTGGTTAAAGATTACACTCGCAGAGGCTGTTTTAATCATACTATTATTCGGCCAAGTGCTGTATACGGCCCGCTTGATGTGGAAGATAGAGTTATTGCAAAGTTCATGCTCACAGCAATGCGCGGTGCTACTCTTAAGGTTAATGGAGCAGGAGAAACACTCGATTTCACCTACGTTGAAGATGCCGCCGAAGGAATCGTTGCCGCGAGTTTAAGTTCCAATACCGACAATAAAACATACAACATTACCAAGAGCCATAGTCGCACATTGTTAGAAGCCGCACAACTAGCATTGAAGTTAGTAGGTGGAGGCACACTAGTAGTTAAAGATAAAGATGCTGACTTCCCGAGTCGTGGTGCATTAAACATTGACGCCGCTCGTAGAGACTTTGGATATGATCCTAAAGTAGATGTAGAAGAAGGCTTTCAAAAGTACTATGAATGGTTGAGTACATCTAGTTACTGGCAGGATAAAATAAAATGAACGAACTAGAAACTGCATTAAAAACACATGACTGGACTTTAAATGGATATAAATCTAGAGTCATAGTGGATAAGTTGATGAAAGAAAATCCTGAACAATCAACAGTGTTATGGGAACAATATTGCCCGTGGTCTGTTACTAACGGCGGCTATATAGAATGGGCAAAAAATGAAAATCACCCACTTCGGTCTAGCAAGACAGTATAAGAACATCGGGGAAGAGTTGCTAGATGCAACTCACCGTGCTCTTAAAGACGGACAACTTGTTGGCGGACATTACACTCGGTCGTTCGAAGAATGGCTAAAGCACAAGACTAAAACCAAGTATGCTATTACTGTTCATAGTGGTACACACGCACTTGAAATTATAGCCCGCTATAAAAAGATCAAACACAACGATACAATGGCAGGCAATCCTAAGGTTCGTATTCCGAACTTAACGTACCCTGCAACACTAAACGCATTCTTAACTGCTGGATGGGATGTTGAATTAGCAGACACTGACAGAAACGGCATCATCTCTCATGAGGCTAGAGTTGGTGGCATATATGATTGTGTCATGGGCTTTGCAGGGCGCAGGCCCTGGCCTGATATGCGGTATGAAGATAGCCATGGCATTATTGTTGATGGAGCACAGCACTGGTTAGAAGCCGGCGGCAATGTAGGTAGTGGCATGGCAATCAGTTTTGATCCTACTAAGAATTTGAACAGTAGCGGCAACGGAGGTGCTATTGTAACTAATGATGAAAAGCTATATCTATATGCATCAAGCTACAGAGATAACTGCAAGCCATACTTTCATGATGTTGGTACGAATAGTAAAATGAGCGAGGTTGATTGCGCACACCTATTGGTTAGAGTAAAATATATAGATGAATGGCAAAATAGAAGAAAAGAGATTGCTAAATTTTGGTGTCAATCTTTTAAAGATTTACCACTAACCTGTCTTAGTGGCACTACAGATCCTCATGCACATCAAAAATTTGTAATGTATTTGCCGGATCGCAATTCACTTTTCACGCATCTAATGCTTGATGGAATCGAATGTAAAAGACATTATGAGTATGTTTTAGGGGATTTACCTACTGCAACCAAATTTAATAGGCCCGACTTACTAAGCACTAGTGTCATGCTTAGTAGAGGCGTTATTAGTTTACCCATGTATCCGGAATTGACGGATAATGACGTACAATATATTGCGAATAAAGTTATTGATTTCTATAAATAGTTTATGAGTAAATTCCCAATTATAGCAAAATTAGTTACAGGCCTGCAATATAATACAGTTGAATGGATGTTAGGTAATACATGTAACTATGATTGTAGTTTTTGTCCAGCTGAGTTTAAGTCAGGGGATAAAAAATATTTAGATATTGATGTATACATTGACACCTGTAAAAGATTGATTCATCAAAGTGGCGATAATAAGGTTTGGTTTAAACTAACAGGTGGAGAACCTACACTTTATCCTAAGCTAATAGAACTACTAAAGTTTATCAAAAGCACTGGCAACTTTACCCATATCATTACAAACGGGTCTAGAACGTTACGATATTGGGAAGAGTTAAAGGAATCTAACTGTATTGATATTATTGCAGTGAGTGTGCATCCTGAGCAAAAAGCAAATGTAAATCATATTATTGATGTTATCAATGTGTTTAAAGATACTGAAACAATAGTCACTGCAAACGTAACATGTGTTCCTGAATATTTTGATGTTGCGGTAGAAGCTTTTGATAAAATCTATGATAGTTGCCCCACAATGGTAAACTTACAGCAAATAAATGATAAGTTTGGAATGTCTAAGTATTCAGAACACCAACAAAATATCTTATTAGCACACAGCATTAAACTCTCACCGTCTTTTAATACTAAACCAAAATCCAGTATACCAGAAAAATATGCATATAATTCTAGTAAAATGACCTTTGTTTACAATGACGGAACAACAAAGACTGACTATGCTATTAATTTTATAAAACGAAGGGAAGATAATTTCAATGGGTATGCATGTGATGCCGGCAAAAAATTCATACGAATAGCACATGATAGAATACAACGTGCTGTATGTGGCGAGGGAGAAAAATGGTCAATATTTGATGAAACCTTGTTTGCATTAGATTCAGTTGAATGTACTCGATTTAAATGTGATTGTACTTTGGATATGATACAAACCAAAAAGCATAAATAAGGATACTATGTGGATACTATCAATACTACCTGAGGCCGCAATACACATAATCTTTGGATTAGGTATTTTGGGCACAATCGCAGGATTTGCCTTAGGATTTGTTCCTTTTGTCAAAGCCTATAAATTAGCAATTCAAATCATAAGCCTATTGTTACTTGTTCTAGGGGTGTACCTAGAAGGTGGATTAGCAGACAACAAAGAATGGCAGCTAAAAGTTGCTGAGATGGAAGCTAAAATAGCACAGGCAGAAACAAAGTCTAGTGAAAAAAATGTAGAGATACAAGAAAAGATAGTGGAAAAGACTAAGATCGTTAGAGAAAAGGGTCATGACATTATCAAGTATGTTGATAGATGGAACACTAAAGAAGTAATCAAAGAAGTCGAAGGCCCAGAGAGAATCAGACGGGAAGAAGTCATTAAGTACATTGAAAATTGCCCCGTACCTAAAGAAATGATAGACATACACAATCTGGCAACTGAATTGAATAAGGTTGATAAGAAATGAAATACATATTCATTGCCTTGTTATTTTTAGCTGGATGCTCTACTACAGTACCCGTTCAAAAGAAATTCCCCAACGCTACACCTGAACTCATGAAAAAGTGCGAAAGCCTAAAGAAAATTGAGGGAGACAAAGTGGCGATAACTGACATGCTAAAAGTCATCGTACATAACTACTCTTTATATTATGAGTGCTCAACTAAGGTAGATGGATGGCAAGAGTGGTATAGCGAACAGAAGAAAATTCATGAAGATAGTGCAAAATAATAGCATATTATTAGCAATTTGTTTAGCTTTGTCTGGGTGTTCAACAGTTAATCACTATGAAACCTATGTAGAAGCACAAAAATCATTAAGTCGTGATGCTACTGTAGCAGAGGCTGCTAGAATTGCAGCCTTGATTGAAATGGTTAAAAGTTCTGATAACGAAGTAAAGCTACAAGCCATACGAGCATTACAAGAAATTCAACGAGGCAAACGCCAAATCATCATTCAGCAACCCAAGACTTGGTTAGAGAGATAAATACAAAATAGTATTCAGGAATAACCATGGCACAAGAAATAATCAATATAGGCGCACTACCTAACGACGGTGAAGGTGATCCGTTACGGGTAGCCTTTCAAAAAGTTAACAATAATTTTGCTAACCTTTTCGCAACAACATTCAATATTGCAGAATCAGTTACAGTAGGCCTTACACCTGACCAAGTGATTTTAGAACATCCAGCTAATGTGTTTACGCAAGGTATGATACAAATACGCAGTTACGACCCCGGTACAATTGATATGCAAAACGTAGTATTGTCATCGGCAATTACCAATAACTTAGGTGGTGTAAAATTTTCAGGGTACGGTACATCACGTGAGGGTAACGCATTATGTAGTTACAATATGGATGTATCAGCCGGCAATGTTAGAGTACTAGTAAACCCTGTTGCCAACACTACTATATATCATTACATCTCATATCAAATTACCAGTGCTGATTTAATAAATGGTCCTATGATAGCACTTGATGGGTTTTCAGCAGGTTCAGTAATGAGTACACAAGATGAAATAGCCATCACAACCGAAGGATCGGAATGAGAGCTAGAGAGTTCATAGCAGAACAAAAACTTAGTGATGTTCATGACGGCTTAGACGTAGCATCTAAGTCTCTCCCCAACACGTATGTTATTCCAGAGTTACAGAATAATGACTTCTATGATTTATATCGTTTTGGTGTAGCAATTGCCGCAGTAAGAGGAGAAAGCGGTAATGACGATGTACAAAATGGTCATAAGCCTAATTTTAGGGCAGAAAGTAGCTGGGGAGAAAATCAAGTTATATCATCTGAGTTTGACAAAGAGATTGGTAAAACTATTGACCAAGCATTGAAGAAGGTCGGCAAATCCGGCAAAAAATTAGTCAGTACACCTAGCAGTGATGAAATGGATGACACAATGCATTCGTCTCCTGTCAAAGCTTTCAAAGGATACAAGAGAAAATGAGAGCCGAAGAATTTATAAACGAGAACAAAATTGGCAAACTAAGTAAAAGAAAAAGCCAATCTACTGTAGGATTGCATAAGTTTCGTGATGAAAATTATGCAGATCGAATATATGAACTGAACAGGATTATGATGGCTGCAGCCTCAACTGACGGAACTTTCATGCCTGAAATAGACAGCGAGAGTTGGGCAGGAAGACATGACGTTGCAGCACCTTATACACAAGAAGAAGCAAACATGCTTAAAATGGCATATCGAGTTGTAGGGTCTGCACACCAAGACTTAAACAATGGTGACTTACGTAGTCAAGAATTACCCGGCGGAAACACTAAGAGCTTAGTCAAACCCTTTAAAGGCTATAAAAGAAAATAATATATACAGTCATTTGATGAATAAGTAATTCTATCAGATTTACAGGATCATCAATGATTGATATTAACACAACAATAGACCTCATCAAGTTAAAGTTTTACAACGAATGGTTGTATACAGCACACATATATGATGAAGGTGACAGCCAATTTCACAAAGAACTAACTACTCAGGTTGTAAAAACCTACATTGACCCATTGAATTTAGCTAAGGATGCTAAAATTTTAGACTTGGGTTGTGGTCCGGGTTATTTCTTAGATGAAATGAAAGCCAGAGAATATGCAAATGTTACTGGTGTAACACTTAGCCCCGGTGACATTAGCTTATGTGAAGGCAAAGGGCATAAGATTTCAAAATACGACCTAAGCTTTTTGCCTCAAAAAGATGGGTACCATGACGAGTCAGTAGATTTCATCTTCTTGCGTCACGCATTAGAGCATAGTCCATATCCTATCTTTAGTTTGATGGAATACAATCGTGTATTGAAACAAGGTAGCAAGATTTATATTGAAGTACCTGCTCCCGATTGTGAGCGTAAGCATGAATGGAACTTGAATCACTATAGTATTCTAGGTGAACAACAGTTACTAGCCCTATTAAATAGAACCGGGTTCGATGTTAATGTATTAAACAGTTTAGAATTTGACCTTGGAATCGCTGACCCTGCAGGCGGAGAACCTAAAAAGGTTCGTGAAAAGTTTTACTGTATTATTGCGACTAAAGCAAGACCACTTGATATCAAGTAAAAGCTAAATACTCATCTATGAGTGGATCACCGTCATTAGTTAAAACGCCCTACACGAAAACAAAGTTCAAGACTCAAAAAGACCTTGACGATTTTGTTAAGTGTTGCGACCCGGATTCCGGTTATCTTTACTTTATGGATAACTTCTTTATGATTCAGCACCCTACTAAGGGTAGCATGATTTATCATCCATGGAAGTACCAAAAACGATTAATCGAAACATATCACAAGTATCGTTTCAGCATTAGTCTTATGCCTCGACAGTCAGGCAAATCAACGTCAGCCGCAGGATATCTACTTTGGTACGCTATGTTCGTGCCCGATAGCACGATTCTTATTGCGGCCCACAAGTACACTGGCGCACAGGAAATTATGCAACGAATTCGATATGCATACGAGGCCTGTCCCGATCACATTAAAGCAGGTGTGACCACTTATAATAAAGGGTCTTTAGATTTCGAGAACGGATCTCGTATCGTTTCAGCAACCACGACAGAAAATACAGGTCGTGGTATGTCTATTTCATTGCTATACTTAGATGAGTTTGCATTCGTTAGACCTTCCATTGCTGAATTGTTCTGGACTTCTATCACACCTACTTTATCTACTGGTGGTAAAGCAATTATCACAAGCACACCTAACAGTGACGAAGACCAATTTGCATTGATTTGGAAACAAGCTAACAAGTGTGAAGATTCATATGGAAATGAAACTGAATTAGGTGTAAACGGATTCAGAGCATACAGAGCATACTACACTGAGCAACCGGGCAGAGACGAAAAGTGGGCACAAGAGATGAAAGCCCAACTAGGCGAAGATCGATTCCGTCGAGAGATAGGTTGTGAGTTCATTATTGCTGATGAGACATTAATTGCAGCCACAACATTGATCGACCTCGAAGGTGTTGAACCGGTTAGTCGCATGGGCCAAGTTCGTTGGTACAAGAAACCTAGCAAAGGTAACATATATACAGTTGCACTAGACCCAAGTTTAGGTACAGGCGGAGATCCGGCAGCGATACAGATATTTGAAGCTAACACTACGACTCAAGTAGGTGAATGGAAACACAACAAAACTGACATTCCAAGTCAAGTTAAGCTAATGGCTCAAATAAACAAGTATATTGAAGATTGTACCGGTGAAGCAAGCAATATCTATTATTCAATTGAAAACAATAGCATTGGAGAAGCGTCCTTAATATCACTTCACGAATACGGAGAAAGCAATATCCCCGGAATCTTTTTGAGTGAAAAAGGTAAAAAGCGTAAAGGCTTCAATACAACGCAAAAAGTAAAACTAGCGGCATGTGCTAAGTTCAAAACTTTGATTGAAAGCAGAAAATTGACAATAAACAGCAGGAGTTTAGTATCTGAGTTAAAGTCATTTATTGCGTCCGGTGGAAGCTATGCAGCCAAAATTGGTGAAACAGACGATTTAGTCATGGCCAGTCTATTAACAATCAGAATGATGCAGGAATTATCAGACTATCACTATAAATTAGAAGAACAAATCCGAGACCATGATGAATACATTGAACCCCTGCCCTTCTTTGCTGTGATAAGTTGATAAATAGATTATGCCAATACAAAATGATTCTTTAAACCGTAAATTATACGATCTCTTGAATTCCCGCGGTTACAATCCAGTACCTAGAGACAGTGATGTTGCTAGTGCAGGAAAATCTGTGCCTCCGGAAGAAGCTGATGTATTCAAATTTACATTCACCCAAGGTGACAAAGAGATAGATGATGCTTGGGTATCCGTCGATGGTGCTCAAAATCTAACATTATACTATGACCAGGAACTAGCAAACAAAGCGTCCGAGAGAACACCCGGAACACAGTTTGATGATAGCTGGTACGGATTATTAAGACATTTAAAAAAGTGGGCCCATGCTCGTCAATTGAGCTTTAAATTAGAACCCAAAGAAAAAATTGACAGTGACATGTCACAAAGGACTTATATGAAGAAGAAAGAACAAATCGCAGAAGGATACTATCCAATGGGCAAATCAGCAAGCTATAGTGATGCTGTACCTACAGTAAAGATTATCCTACAACATTCTCGCCAAATTCAAGAAGGCGAGCAGAGATATCGTAATGTATCTAAGATTTTCTTAGAGAACACAGAAGGTGAAAGATTCCTTTCTCCTACAAATAAGCCCGGCCTTGCACAAGTATATGCACGCCATTTAGCAGAAGGTGGAATCCCTAACGATGATCGTTGGAATCACTTAAAGTCTATCTGTGAAGAATACTCAAAGATGGCAGGATTTGTTCGTGCTGTTCGCGGTAATCAATTCAACGAGTCAGCACAAAGACTAGTTAATGAAGGGTTGAATCACTATCAATCATTGCGTGAATCACTAAGCAAGTTGCGCGGCAGTCGTGGTTATAACACATACTTTGAATCATGGACTCCTTCATTGATGGAGAACGAGGGTGATGAGCAAAATAATCTAAATGAATTGTTTGTACAAGAAACATTGGATCCTCGTATCGAATCAGTAATGCCAATTCTTAATAAACTAAGCAAGAACTTAGGTGAGATGAAAGAAGTCAGTGAACTAGCTGAATGGGCAGATAGTTTAGTAGAAGCTCCTGGTGCAGAAACATTGGCTCACAATCAAGCAACAGAAAAGTCTAGACTAGATGCATTTGACTTAGAAGAAGGTGATGGCGGACAACAAGCATTGAATCCAGTTGGAATCCCTGAAGAAGATGAGTTAGTGCAGGAAGGTAAACCGAGCAAAACAGATTTAGCAATGGCATATCTAAAAGCAGTAGTCATGGCTCCTACTGGAACACCAGAGAATGAAAGAATAAGAAATTGGCAAGAGAAGCTAGAAGACGAATTTGATATTGAAATGGACACCGCTACTCTTGCTCAAATGCTGCCACAATTTGATAGTATGCTACAGGCAGGCAAACTTGATAAATTACAAAACCGAATGGCTTCTCGTGGCGAACTTGAAATAGGCGAGAGTCAGCACGGTGTAGAAGAAGGAATGTTAGACGGTGGTGACGATATTGATAGTCCTGTTGCTAGTGCTATTCTACGTAGAATTTTAATGCAACGTTTAGATTTGTTATCTAAGTATGGTCCAGAGAAAGTCTCTAACGCAATCGGTGATGTTGCTGATTTTGTAGGTGACGT